TCATTCTTCTGGTATCAACCTCTTGAACAAAGTAACCATCATATGCAAAAGTAACATTACTGTATTTTAAACCATCTTGTGCATAAGAATATTCTTCACTGTCTATAGATATTGGTGCGAGATTATAGAATCTATACAATTTTCTTATTAACATTGGTCTTTTTGATCCAGATTTTGCCAACATTACAACATCAGCAAACCTGCATTTAACCGATTTGGGAGAATCTACCGCTCTTGCAACCAAACCGTTATATCCCACCAAAATAACCCATGGTCTTATTACTAAATCTAAAAAGGAGGCATTGGTTTCTAAAAATGTAACATTAAAAGTGTTATATTTTTGTCTATTTGATGCGGTTGCTGGTGCTTGAAAACCACCATAATCCAATCCATTATTACCAGCATCTATTTTTTCTGATGGTAAAGTTACTTGTTTAGCAAAAACACATCCGGTTAATGTTTGATCAGCGTATTGCAAACCACCATCTAATAAATGACCTACTGTTGAGTCTGAAATAGACCATCCGTTTCTACCAAAACTAGATTCTCTATTCCTAAGTTCGTATGATATTGTGCTATTTAAAGCATTTACCGAACTAAAATCAAAATATACAAACCATTGACTAGCTAATGCTATATTAGTTGACCATTTTCCTAATAAACTTAAATAATAAGAATATGGACTGTTTTCTTGATTAAAATATGATAGAGGCATATACTATATTTATGCCTCTATCTTTATTATTAATTGGAAACTGGGGACAATCTCCAATATTGATATGCTAGAGTTACTTGCTGTTTCATTATTTCACCAGCAGTTGTGATATCAAGATTAACGTCTCCAATATTTTGACAATATACACCATAAAATGTATATTCTCTTAGAGCCTGACCACCTTTATCTAGTAAAACCATCGTCATTTGGTTGGCAGAACCGTTATTTGGAATGTCATAGTCACCAGAACTATCAATATCGTTGAATATTTGTCTAGACCACTGTTCAAATTTTCTTCTTACTGATAAACCTTTAGGAATTCTAAATGTTAAGTTGAAAGCACCGCTGTTGTTGTAGGTTGTCGTACCGGGTACGTTGAATACCAATCCCATAAATGGAACCTGAATGTTGGTAATCGACCTACCGGGTAGCGTTGTGGACTCTACATACAACAATTCATCTGTTTCAAATCTGTCTCCACCCAATTTTGTAATTCTAAATAAATTTGTTCTTGCAAAATCGTTTTTAGAAGCTGCACTATAAAAATTTTCTATTCCATATTTGTCCAAATATTTTGAACCTCTTTTAGTATATTCTGGTATATTCATAATTTTAAATATTTATCTTAGGAAACTAATTCTTCGAAATTTACTCCTGTTCTAGTAGCAATGAAATCTGCCAATATAAATTCAGCAGTTCTAACTGGTTGAATATATATAGAAACTCTCATTTCATTATTATCGATAGTTGATGGAGGATTGTTCCTTTCGTCACAAACAATCGTATAATCGTATAAACCATCATTTAATCTAGCTTCATCGAAAAGAGGAGTTAATGATCCAACGACTCTACTTCTGGTTGTAAATGAATTAGGTTCGAATACAAACATTTTTAAAAGTTCTTGTGTTGTCTTTTCCAATGTTAAGAATAGTCTGCGAACATTAATTCTATCGAATGCGGAAGGCTTACGATACAATGTCTTTTGTCCAAAGATAACATTTCCATCGTTTTGGAAGAATGCTATCGGATTGATATTGATTTTATATAATAAATCTCTTTGTTTTTGTGTTGGATTTATTGCCAAATCAATAACATTTGTTAATTTACCTCTGTTGAAACCTGCTGGTGCAGACCAAGGATAAGCTACTTGAGAAGATGTAGCAAATACAGATGCTACATAACCAGATGCTGGCATCCAGCATAATGTATCAGAATTACTGTCATTAGTTTTTATCCAGTTGCCATATGTTGCAACATAACTAGACTCTATTCCACCATATAGATTTTTCAATGCCCAATATATATCTTTAGAAAAGACAAAAGATTTACCCTTTGATGTTTTGGTATTAGAACCTTGAACAAATATATTTCTTAAAGGATCAGATATAAAAACATGGTCTTTTCTGGTTTGATCTGCGAAAGTATAAAATTGATTTACGACTGCTAGATATTGATCTCTTGCTGTACAAGATGGGCTTGTACCAGTAGTATCCAATAAACCAGTGTTTGGAGTACCATTTGTTAAATCTACATTGTATAAATCATCAAAAATTATAGGTTCCGAAGAATATTGAGGATCTAATTTTCTAGTTTTAGCACTAGCCCAAATTGTTCCTAAACCTGCTTCTGCTACAACATCCAATTTTATTAGATCATCATTCTCCAAACATCTTAAAACTCTTTCTAATTTGTTTGGAATATTGTCAACCACTTTAGAATTTTTATCGGTATCGGAAACGTATACACCAACACCGTATAAATTTTTACATGCATTATTAACTCTTACTTTTTTAGTAGGAGTTCCTGTTGAATCTATCCAATTACCAGTAGATGATATATAAGGATTTGTTATAATTCTGATATTATTAGATTTTGTATTAACAACATTATCTAAAAATGAAGAATTTGGTGTACCACCATTTGGATTATTCAATTGTCTTAATGAATATAGCGAACCAGTATAACCTTCACTTACAACATAATCAAGCGAGACGGTATCTTGTTTATAAATAGAAGGTCTGATTTTAAACAACATAGTTGTTAAATAATCATTAAATGCAGTAGATGCGAAATCATATCCAGTTGGATAATTTTCCATAATTTCGGATATACTATTAGATATTAATGAATTTGCAGGACCACTTAAAGCAAAATTTAATCTGGAATTTGGTACAGTTACCATGGTTTGTGTTGATTCCGAAACAATTCCAGAATATGCTTTCATACCAGTAACAGACTCAAAATTAGTATGAGGGTTATTATTACTATTATCCGAAAAACCTACATAATATCCATCATAAATATTATTTATGGACGTTTTAGCTTCGTTTAAAACTATTATTCCACCATAACCAATACCACTAAATCCGGTTATTGGTAAATTTCTATATGAACTAAGCCAAGCAACATCGTTTGTTACTAATTGTTGATATTCTTCATCTGTTAAAAGAATAGATGTTGGAGGCAATATTTCATAAGAAGTTGCTGTTTCATATCCATTAGAACCATTGGAAGAAATAGGAAAAACCAATGCACTGTATTTGTTTGCAAATCCATCTCCCATATTAGAACCATACGGCATTCTGGTTACTAATAAATTAGCAGGAGAGGTTGTTAAAATTTGTTTTGCAGAATGATACAAATATCTTTCTGCTGCATTAGTAGGTAATCCATAAACAGATTCAAACTCAGAAAGACTAGTGATATTAATAACCTCATCGGTTGGTCCTTGTGGGGCAAAACCTGTTATAAAAACATTAGTTTCTCCACTTGGTCTTACGATTGCACTTAAATCTACTTCGTTAATTTGTACGCCGGGTGATGATATAGTTCTTGCTGCCATAATTGTATACAACTATTTATCTTTTTTTTTTACCAATTTGAAATATTTGTTTTTGTCAACTTATACACTAAATAATATTATGAAAAAGTTTGATTTATATGTATCTTCTATATTGGAAGAAGCCGCAAGATGCACCGGACCCACTAAAAAAGCATCATCCACTGCAAAGGGGAAAAAATGGATGCAATGTGTTAAAAATCCAAACGGAAAGGGATACAAAAGAGTTCATTTTGGTCAAAAAGGAGTAAAGGTTACTGGAAAAAGTGGAAATACGAAACGTAAAAAGTCATTTAGAGCAAGGCATAAGTGTTCATCCGCAAAACCGGGTACGGCAAAATATTTGAGTTGTAAAAATTGGTAATAAATAATATTATGAATATGTTCGATTCAATTTTGGAAAAATATTTAAATGAAAATAATATTATACAAAAAATAGATAATTTAAAAAAAGAAATAACAAAAGCTCCACCACCACAACAAACCGTGGTTGCTGCTGCTGTTGAAGGAATGTCGGATGCTTCATCTAAAAAAGATCCAAAATTATTAGAACTAGCAAATAGTATTCAGGATAAAATTTTAAATAATAAACAAATTACACCAGAAGAATTAGAAGTTTTAAGTAAAATTTTTCCGAATGATGAAGAACAAACAAAAGATGAAAACGAAGAAGAAAATTCATCAGTAATTAAATCTACTACAAATATAAAAACATCACCAACGACATCCCCGATATCTACTACAAAATCCACAACCTATAAAGTATAATTTATGAGTAAAAAACGCCCCGTTAAAGGGAGAGGAACAGCCGAAACGATTGCTGTTCAGAACGAAGATAATTCACCTTATGTTTTTCAAAAAGAAAAAATAGGTTATGAATTACAAATCAAAGATTTACCTTGGACAGATAAACAAAAGGAAATAATAAATACATTTTTAGATAAAAAAACAAAAGTACTTTTGTTAAAAGGCCCGGCGGGGACAAGTAAAGCACAGCCATTAGATTCTAAAATATTAACTCCAAACGGATGGATTCGTATGGGAGAATTGAGAGTAGACGATGAAGTATTTTCATCTGAAGGAACTCCTATAAAAGTTTTATCCATACACAAACAAGGAGTTAAAGATGTTTATAAAGTATCGTTTTCGGATGGATCATATACAGAATGTTGTGATGATCACTTATGGTCTGTAAAAACCGTGCATCATAGAAATTATAGAAAAAAACAAAATGGTAAAAAAATTAAAGCATATCACGAAGGAGTAGTATTACCCCTCAATCAAATTAAAAATAATTTAATATCAAAAGGTGGTAAAAAAAATTACAGTATACCAATCGTAGAACCCATACAATTTATAAAAAAATCACATATTATTCATCCATATTTGATGGGAGCTTTATTAGGAGATGGTGGATTGACCCATGGCGTAAAGTTTTCATCAAATGATGACGAAATAATAAATAAAATTAAAAAAATTCTACCAAGTGAGCATAATATAACTCATATAAACAAATTCGATTATAGAATTACAGGAAAAGATCGCAATAATTTAGTTCTTAATACTGTAAAGGAATTAAATTTATTTGGAAAATTGGCCGAAGAAAAATTTATACCAAAAGAATATTTATATTCTGATATAGAATCTAGAATTGAATTACTTAGAGGATTGATGGACACTGATGGACATGTTTCTAGCAAAGGGTTTTCTTGTGTTTTTACAACTACATCTGAAAAATTAAAAAATGATTTTACAGAACTTGTAAATTCTTTGGGTGGAATAGTAAAA